AAGATAACCTGCTGCAAAAGCGGCAAGGATGACAGACTCACAGAAGCGGAGTGCCGTTGTAAGGAAAAGAAGTAGATCTCAGGGAGTTGGTGGAAAACCTACAAATGTTAAAACTTTTGCATCTAAAGGTGCGTTTACTAAATTATACTATGGTGGTATGATAGATTACTAGGAGATATTATGGAAGAAGCAACAGAATACAAAAAGTATTTAGAAGCATTAAGAAAAGCAACTGAAGAGGGTAAGAAAAAACCTAAACCAGTAAAACCAAAAGAACTTGCTTGTGGTGGCATGGGTATAGCTGTCAAAGGCGGAAAATTTGAAGGAGTAAAATAATATGAAAAACGGAAGAATAAAAGTACATACAAAAATGGGTGGCGGTCTTATGGGTGCTACTAAAAAATTAAAAGCTCAAGGTAAAATGGGTGGTGGACAAATGAAAAAACCAATGATGGCTAAAACAGGTAAATTAGTTGGTGGTCAAAAAAATCTACCAAAACATTTACAAAAAGCAATCTTAGCGTAAGGATGAAATGGCTAGTTCAGGAACTACAACATTTAACTTATCAATTGATGAGGTCATTGAAGAATCTTACGAAAGATGTGGTATAAGAACAAATTCTGGTTATGATATTAAATCAGCTAGAAGAAGTTTAAACTTACTTTTTTCTGAATGGGGTAATAGAGGTATTAACCTTTGGAAAGTCAAATCTAAAACAGAAACTTTAGTAAACAATCAGGTAACATATACAACACCAAGTGATTGTAATGATGTTCTTGAAGCTGTTGTAACTGTTTCTGGAGGCAATCAACAAACTTTAACAAAAGTATCTAGATCTGAGTATATTGCGATTCCTAATAAGACACAGGCAGGAACCCCTTCTCAGTATTATGTTGATAGACAAATAACACCAACTATAAGTTTATATTTAGCTCCTGATACAAGTGCAGTAACAAATATATTTTATTATTATCTTGCAAGAATTGAAGATGCTGGAGCTTACACAAATACAGCCGATATGCCATTTAGATTTTTTCCATGTATGGTATCTGGATTAGCTTTTTACCTATCACAAAAAATTGCACCTGATAGAATCCAAGCATTAAAATTATTATATGAAGATGAACTTAAAAGAGCATTAGAAGAAGATGGGCAAAGAACATCTGTCTACATTTCCCCTAATGTTTATTACCCACAAGGTTAATCATGGCATACGCAAGAGGAAAATACGCAAAATCAATATCTGATAGATCAGGACAAGAATTTCCATATAGAGAAATGGTTAAAGAATGGAATGGTTCATTAGTACATATATCTGAGTTTGAAAAAAAATCTCCTCAATTAGATCCAAAACCACACAGAGCAGATCCTGTAGCTTTATATAATGCAAGATCTCAAAGGGCTGCACCTGTTGTTGTTTATTTAGATCCTGCTCTTTGGCCAGGTCAATTCACTAGTAATAACATGCAACCCTCTACAGATGCTAATGAAGAAAATAACAAAAGAGAGTTACGAGGTAGCTTAGGGAGTGTTACAATTACAATATCATGACATTTGCTGAATTAGTACAAAAAGTAAGAGATTACACAGAGGTTGGATCAACAGTCTTAACAGATGCTATTGTCCAAAGTATGATAAGAGATGCTGAACAACGTATCTTTCGTGAAGTTGATGCAGACTATACAAGAGAATATGCAACAGCAAATTTGAACATTGGTTCAGAGTATTTAGATTTACCTTCGGCAGCAGCGACTACAGCGTCTCGAACTTCAATAATAGTTAGATCTTTATTAGTTTTCGATACTACTCAATCACCAACAACAAAAGAATATTTAGACAAAAGAGATACAAGTTTTATTTTTGAATTTAATTCAACAGGAGCTACAGGAGTTCCAAAATATTATGCTAATTGGAAAGAAACAACTATCATAATGGCACCTACACCAAATGCACAATATAAAGTTCAATTAAGCTATATATACTCACCTGACGCTTTAACCTCTACTAATACTGAAACCTACTTATCTAAAAATGCTCAGGATCTACTATTTAACGCAGTTATGGTTCAAGCATATGAGTTTTTAAAAGGACCAATGGATATGTACAAAATCTATTCTGACAAGTATAATGTAGCTATACAAAGTTTTGCGTTAGAGCAAATGGGCAGAAGACGTAGAGACGAGTATACAGATGGAGTACCGAGAGTAAAAATACCCTCGCCTTCACCAAATGAATAAATTTATAAGGAGAAAATAACATGGCAATTACACAAGCAGTTTGCAACAGCTTTAAGAAAGAAATTCTTGAAGGCATTCACGATTTAGAAAATGGTGGTGATGTTTTTAAATTAGCATTATACAAATCAACAGCAACTATCAATGCAGCAACTACAGCTTACATAACAGGAGGAGAAGTATCTGCTTCTGGTGCGTATGCGGCAAAAGGTGGAACATTAGCATCTCAACAAACTTCACTAGCGACAGGCGGTGTTGCGATTGTTGACTTTGCAGATTTATCTTTTACAGGTGTTACATTAACAGCAAGAGGTGCTTTAATTTATAACTCTACTGAAGCAAATAAAGCAGTATGTGCGCTAGATTTTGGTGCTGATAAAACTGCAACTTCTGGAACATTCACAATTCAATTTCCAAACTTTACAAGTTCAGCAGCTATATTAAGAATCGCATAATTTTTAGGGAGGCCCAATGGCAGATATTACAGTACAGGTATCGTCAGCGGGTCTACTCTCTTATGGTACATCAACATGGGGATCTTTTACTTATGGTGGTGATCAACAACCAAGTATAACAGTTCAAGCAGGTACCGAAGCTTTTACCACTGCAGGTTGGGGAAGTGATACATGGAGTGCGGAACTTTGGGGTATTTCAGGTATGAATGCCTCTGTATCAGGTATTCAATTAACGACAAGCTCAGGTGAAAAAGAAACTTGGGGTCAAGATACATGGAATGCATCATCTACAGAATGGGGTGGTCCATCTGTTACAGATGTAGCTATTGGTCAAGAAATTACTGAAACAGGTTTTGGGTTAACTACAGCAACAGGAAGTGTTGGAGTAACAACAGCTACTGAAATATTTTTATCATCAAATCCATTAAACGCTTTATCTATTTCTCAAGGTACAGTCGACGCTGAACCAGATGCAATGGCTTCTGGAGTTTCATTAAGTGCATCATTAGGAACGGTTGTTGCACAAAATGAACAAGGTTGGGGTAGAGATGATTGGGGCGTTGAAGTTTGGGGAGCAGAAGGTATTTGGGCAACTTGCACGCCTACAGGTGTTTCTTCAAGTATAACTTTAGGTAATGAAGATACTGATATTTCTGTAAATGTTCTATTATCGGCTCAAAGCATTCCAGGTTGGGGCTCAGGTGTTGGATGGGGTCAACAAAAATGGAATCAAGCTAGTGTTGATATGGCAATGTCTTCATCTTCAGGTACAGTAGATCCTGCTCCAGATACAGCACTTACAGGGGTTCAAGCGACTGTTTCATTAGGAGTTGAAGTTGTGTCTGCAGATGCAAATTTAACACTTTCAGGAATCGCATTAAGTCTAGCTTTAGGTAATGAGGATGCTGTGCCTAATACACAAGTAGATATATCAGGAATTGCAATGTCCTTCACTTTACAGGGTGCTGTTGCGGGAGCTTCTGCTCTTGTATTACCAACAGGAGTGACAAGTACCTTTACACAAGGTATAATAGGACTTAACGCATGGGAGCTAGTTGATTCAGGTGCAGCACCAACTTGGAAACTAGTAGCCTAGTTGACAAGGCAACCTAATGGAAATAAAATTGTAGTATTTAAAAAGGATAAAAAATTATGGCATCAAGTTTTTCAACAGATCTAAAACTAGAACTAATGGTAACCGGCGAAAATGCTGGTACATGGGGTGATAATACAAATAACAACTTAAACTTAATTCAACAAGCAATTGCTGGTTTTGAACAAGTAACACTATCAAGTGGCGGAACACTTGCTTTAGCAATGACTGACAAAGCTATTTCTAACGCTAGAAATATGGTTATTAAATTTGCTACAGCAACGATTGCTGCAAGTACAATTTGTACTATACCAGATAGTATAGAAAAATTTTATATTTTTGATGCAACAGGATTAACTAATCCAGCAAACTTAACAATTAAAACTGCAAGTGGAAGTGGTTTTACTTTAGATGCTGCAAAAATTTACGCTGCATATTCAGACGGTACAAATTTAAAAGAAATATCTTTAGATACTTTAGGTGGAACTATTGGAACTGCACACATAGCTGATGATGCTGTAACTTTAGCAAAAATGGCTCCAGGCACAGATGGAAATATTATTTCATATGATGCATCAGGAAACCCAGTAGCAGTTGCAACAGGAAGTGCAGGACAAGTATTAACTTCTGCAGGTGCAGGTGCGCCTCCAACTTTTTCAGATGCTTCTGGAGGATCAGTAGATTGGCAAACAGGTTCAATTAAAACAGCTAGTTTTACAGGAGTAGCCGGTAAAGGATATTTTATAGATACAACAAGCGGTGTGGTTACAATTACACTACCTTCAGGCCCAAGCGCAGGTGATTTTATAGGTGTTAAAGATTATGCAGGAACTTTTGGTTCAAACAATGTTACTGTAAATAGAAATTCATCAAAAATAGATGGTTTTACAAATAATGCAGTTTTAAATGAAAATCACACATCTATTACATTTATTTTTATAGACGCAACACAAGGATGGAAAGTTCTTAATGATGATCAATCAAGTTTTGCTCCAGAATATATTGCAGCAACAGGTGGAACTATTACAACAGTTTGTACAAATTTTAAAGTTCATACTTTTACAAGTCCTGGAACTTTTTCAGTTACAAGTAAAGGAAATCCACTTGGTAATGATAAACTTGGTTAT